CTCTGACTAAGGGTAACAGTCATGACGCCTCCTGGCGTGATGTAACTGTAAGCCCTGCAATTTGTCAGCCACAGATGAGTGTGTCTTATGGTATCACCGACGCCCGCCGAAATGCGCGGTTGAAGGTGTCTAACCCGGTGTTGGGCGTCGATACTACTGGGCGTTCAACGAAGGTAGGCCTTGTAGAAGTTGATATTCAACTTCGGGCCGACCTGAACGCCACGGAGGCAGAAATTGCCGCCGTTCTTCGTACCGCAGCGAACGCAATTACGAACAGTGCAGGTAATACTGTCATTGCTCCAGTGTTCTACAAGGGCGAAGCACTCTATTGAGTGTAGTACTTGGTGACATCCCTTTACTGGTGTGTTGCTTTGGGACCCTGGCCCTTATAATAGGGGTTACCTCCTCACGTCCAAAACTATAAGGTTGGATTCATCATGAAGTTTAACTTCGATGACGACTTGTCAGACGATTTCGTCTATCAGTGCCTGGGGGCTAAGCCACCAGATGCTCAGGGAACCTACCTCTTTAAATGGGAATATTTGCTCGCTTCCATTATGAGCAAACACCCAGGGAAGGGCGGTTCTGCCAAGCAGAGACGGAAGCTTGCCATCCAAAAGATGCTGGCTGCCGATAGTGCTTGTCGAGTAATTAACGAGTCGGGCTATCTCGATGATAGCTTGGCTTTCCGCAGTGTAATGGCCAGGGCGGCGACTATTTGCCGCGATACCCTTGGTTCGTTCTCAACGGATGTATGGGCAAGAGCTCGCTTCACAAGCGGCTCCACCACCACGCGTGACAAACGCCACGGTGACCCATACTTTAAGTACTCCCGAAGTCAACCTCTCGCCGTAACGGAGAAGTGTCACAATGTTGCGTACGCCTTAATTTCCGCCACACCTCGGTGGGCGGCTGAGGGCGCACTACACAATATAAAAATTGTGCCTTGTGGCACCATTACGACCGTTCCAAAGAATAGCACTATAGATCGTGGAATCGAACAACAACCCGATTTGAACGCGTGTCTGCAGAAAGCCCTTGGGCTCGCTTTAGATGATCGTTTGTTTAGGGTTGGAATAGATCTCCACAATCAAGAGACAAACCAGGCTCTTGCTTGGATTGGATCCAGTGATGGATCACTCGCGACTATAGATCTGTCGGCGGCGTCTGATAGTATATCTTACCGATTAGTGTGGGACTTGATTCCTCCTGATTGGTTTGAGGCTTTAGATACCGTCCGAGTACCAGTGGGCCACGTTAAAAACGCGGAAGCTTCAGGCTTGCCTTCTATGGTAACCTGGAACTTATTTTCCACCATGGGTAACGGTGCTACGTTTGGACTCGAGACCTTAATCTTCTACTCTCTTGCGAAAGCGGTTATGGAAGAGGCGGGTCTTGATCCGGTTGTGGGAACCGATTTAGCCATCTATGGGGATGATAT